CAGTGATCAATTCTGGGTTGGGGCATAGTATTCTGTCGTTTTGACATACGACTCAACTGATCAAGTTGGAGGAATTATCGATTGCATTACTGCAACCACGTGATATCTAAGAAAGCTTAGTTTCATTATACACAATTTTGGATCCACGGGACTACCTCAAGGGTAGATCGGCGGACACAAGCTGGGGGACGTGTGCACCATCACACTAGTTCTACAGCCATCCCACGGAGGTACTCAATCCTCAAGATTTTGATATTAGATCTTATACTATTGAACACTATACGAGTTATATAGTTATTTTGCTCTTAGGTAGCCACTTAGCTGGCCATCACGGTCACCCGTGAAGTTTTCCTATAACAATGCAAATTTTGAACACACACTACCAAGTTGAGACGAATGCATTATGCGATGAAATCGCTTCTGCCTCGCTCATTGTCCCACGACGGTCAGCGTACACGAGCGAGTATCGACCTGCCGTGACGTGAGTGTATTTCCGATCATTCAAATCCGTGTGAACGAAGTTCGAACGAACGAACCGTAGAAAGCGAGCCGCTGTTGCGACTGCACCAACTGCAGGTGAAGGAAGGTAGCGAAAAGCAGCATTTGTTGCGGCAAAAGCCGCCCCAGCTGCGGCCACCACGTCCCACACTTGATCGTTCGTGAAAATGTTCCCGGTACCAGAGGCCTGAAGCAGCGCCAATGACTGCTGAGGAGCAATCACTTTGGCGTTCTCTAGACGAACAGGAGCTGCTGCCGACAGAGAAATGTTGGTAGGACCGAGAACCGTCGTGACCGTCGAGTTCGTTCCAGACGTTCCGATATGAATCTGACCGGCATAGTCGCGGACGAACTTCATCAACGTCTGCGAGTCCGGCACGGGCAGGCCGGACGCCACAAAGTTGTACAAATTCGGCACTGAACCCTTGTAGCCGGACGGAACACCAGTTCCAATCGCCGTGTCGACGACGACTGATGACGTGTTGCGTCCGGCCAAATCGAAAAAGATCTTGGCATTCGCAAGCACGTCGGTAATGGATGATGTTGGGAGGTTTCCAACGACCGTGACACCAGTCACAGTCGTCGTATTCGTATCCTGCACAATGTTTCCAGCAACGCCGGACACACTATGCAAGACTGCAGTTCGGAATCGAATGCAATACGAAATATAAAGCTCAGCGACAGCCAAACCACCAGCGTCCGAGTCGGCGTTCGTCGACGTCGTTGCGACGAACAAATTGCCGGTCGAGTTCAAACGATCGGTAACGTCATCCAACAGGGCGTCCTCATTCACGAATCGCCATGGTCCAATCCGAGTCAAGTCCTCGCGTGTTGAGACGTGTTTGCACGAACCCCACATAGCGGCGGATTCCGAACGGTAAAAGTTCATCAACTCCGTTTTGGTCGCGAAAGAGGTGCTATCGCGAGAATCGTAGTCGATTGCTAACATTGTTCGCCCAGAGGCCTCGGATCCAACGAGAGATAGAGTCTCGCATTCCAGTTTCTCGAACCGATAAGATTCGAAACGCGTGGCGAAGGGAGCCAGCCATGGAAAAGTGAGACTGTCGCTCGGATTGAGAGTGAATGTATCATAAGCGAAAACATTCGCGGTGTCTGTGAGTATGTCCTGGACAAACTCACGGTGTTCAACTGTGCAGGTACCATCGGGATAGTACTGCACCTTAGGCACGCCATTTCGTCGAGTGACGGAACGGGCTGCAGGAGCACGAACGACCTTGTCATTCGTAGCTCGAATTTTGAGAGCAGGGGCCTTACCTGCAAATTTTTGGCCTTTGTTATTCTTGGGCATATATTGGGAGTTTACCCTTGCCAGGGAGACTGTTCATCTGCGTGACACCAGCCGGTGTGATCCGTGCAGTCGTTCGACTCTACGTCCGAGTGAGCACTGGGCCGAGCCCGTGCTAACCAAGACTTGGTACGTAATATCTTATGCTTTCGTGAGCTCCACAGGCCCAATTCCGAGATCCTAGAACCTTGGGACCGGGCCGAACTCATGCGATGCACCGTTTTGGACCATAAACGCGCAAACCCCAATGCTGGTTATCGTACAGCAGGCTTGTAGCCCCACGTCGTGACTTCTCCTTTTTGAGGGTTCTTCATCACGATTTTTACCTGTGTTCTTAGACAGATTCGAGTCAATTCGACGATGTCGAATCGACCTGGATTGCTGGATCTTGAAGTTCATTGACCCAACGCTGATCAAGGCTCTTGATCGAAACGCGTTCAACTTCAACATCGATACCAAGTGAGAATAGACTTACACCTGATGTCCTGGCCTTCCGTAGACGACGTGGCGCGTCTTTCGATACGCGAGCATCGTCCCATGGAGCCAACAGCACTTCACGATCCACCCAATTTTCGACGGCTGGTAATGACGGAAGACTCGCGTCCATCGTCCCAATAGCCAATCGAGCGGCTTCCTCTTTCTGAGATGGCGTCAAATCGTACTTAAAACCGATAGGACACCGAACCCCGAAACCACCCAGACTTCGAGCCACGAACAAGTTGCGTCCGCGACAGTCAGAGCGTAGAGCCTCCCTGTGCCAGTGGATGTATTGCGCGAGAACTTCGCACCTTAATCCCCACCAAGCACCGTCGACGACACGATCAATGACCGTGATCGTGGATGAAACCTGAACCGGTTCAGATTCACCTGAAGTATCGACAACCCCCATCACCTTAGAGTTGCCGACGAACAGACCTGTGTTTAAATAATCGACCTGAACGGCATGAAATGCCTCCCCGTCACGACGAACGTCATAACAGGTTGAGTTGATATTTGCGTAGCCACCACGATGATCTCCGTGATAGTACGTCTTACCCACACTAAGTTCCAGCCCAATAAAGCCAGACATCAGTGTAAACACAAGTACCTGTGTAGGGGTCATCATTGAGAACAAGTCGTCCCCGTTGATTAACGCCTGATCTCTCCAAATTTCCAACAGTCCCTCCTCCTCATCACTATATTTCTCGTCGAGAATCAGGGTGAAGAATGATTTAATTTCACACTCGGTAATATTCTTCAAAAAGACAGTCCAGTCACAATGGCAGTCACGCCGTCGTAGACGAAAGTCAAGAATTCTACTATCTAGGTAGCCAGATAGATTAGCCAAGCAGAGTATGTTGAAAGAGATCGGTGAGCCCATCAGCTGCCCATTTCGCTGTAAAACAGAAGGCAACTTAAACCAAAGCTTTCCAGGGGAACGCTCGATAAGAGTCTTACGACTCGACGGGGTGCCGTCATAATCGGGATTAGCGACTAGACGACTATCACCAAGATGGTAGTTTCGTGAGTCAGAGTTTGGAAACTTGACCTGTAGACGAACAGAACCTAATGACTCCACATAGACCTTAATCTGGTCAGATGAGAGTCGCTTGTTGATATAGTCGATGAATGCGGGTAGTTCATCCGCATCCACCAACACGGGAGGATAGTGTATGAGGTGTGGTCGCAACGCGGCCTGATAAATCAGCGCGTTCTGAAGGTTCCGCGTGAGCAGTTCCATAATTCGTTCTGACACCGACGACGATAGACAATCGGTCGACGTTTTGTAATCAGCCGAGAACATGGCCAAATTGTTTTCATCAGAACGACACACATCTTGTATGTCCGTGGCGAATAGAGGCCGACCTATGGCTCGGAAGACCGGCATTGATCGCATCATAGTGTGAAGAGTTTTCTGGAATTCCGTCGCTGCGTAATACACAGCGGCCGGACCCTTACTCACCGTACGAAGTTTCAAAGGCTCAAAAATCTGAGCGATCTCGGCTTCCAACACAACTCCACCCGCCACACCCATCCTCGCAAATCCTTTAAGAGCAGTTTGAAAACCACCCGAAAAAGTACCAGCCTCATCTACTTGAAGCCACCGCGTACTCTGCCCAGACCAACGAATTAAAGCGTCTGAATTACTTCGGACGACCTGTTGCCGGACTGAACTATCTGCGATAGCATCCCTCGGTCGAATCTCTTTCATCGACTGTAGGTCCGAGTTATAGCCCCAGGACTGGTGCTCGAATCCAGAAGGGATATCGAGTAAAGCCCGAAGGTAACCTTGTTGACCGCCTTGTCGACGACTAGATCCAAGTGACGCAGAAAGCGCCGCCTGGTGATCATCGAACCGAGTTCTTTCAGGTAGCTGAGACTCTAGCCGCTTTGCCAGTCGTTTGAGCAGATGCTCAATCGGCCGTACAGCCAGTTCTGCAAACTTTTCGTCGCACCGGTCCTCCTTACTCATCGCATCGCGATGGTCCATAAGACCTCTAAGTGCTTCATTCGACGAAAGCGGTAAAGCCGCACGTTTGCATTGAAACCAAGAGAAGAAAAAGTGAACGTTTTTTCGTGAGTAGTGGTGAAACCGACGATTCAACCACCTCCGCGCACAACCGGTCCATTTGAAATCAGAGTACCCAAAGACACTCTTGACTCCGGGCCGGACTGGCTCGGGGTTTCTCAGAAATTGCGCCATAGGGGCCGCACAAATCCACTTGGCACGCTTAAAGAAGGCTGCCTCATTGACAAAACAAAGATATGTCAAGATGTCCACTCCACAGTGATGAATCACTGATTCTGGTGCTCCGTGATGCAACAAAACAATTGCAAAACCACGGAATAAACCCGCGAACCGCGCGAAGCCATTTGAGTATTCCACATCAAAATGATCCTTACGGCTCGACTCTGGCAACAGCTGTTGCCAAGAGCTTTGAACGACCTTCGCCTTTTCATAAGCGACGGATCGTAAGCGTAATCGAGCACACTCGATCAAATCGTACCATGCGGTGGTCTTGCCGCTTGTATAGTCTTTTTGATCAAAACTATTGTCGTCCCCTCCTTCAAGGAGGTTACCGACCCGTTTCATGCTGTTTTCTAACATCGTG